ATATTATGTATATCAAGAAAAGCCTGGATCTTCGCAACAAGGTGGAGTAAAACTTAGCCTTGATGCTGTAAGTTATTGTACATCAGGATTATTAGATGAGAGTAGAAAAAAAGTTGTCTCTTATCTGCATAAAGCTTTAAAACCAATTAATCAATTAAGAATGATGGAAGACGCTCTAGTTATCTATCGTCTAGCACGTGCGCCTGAGCGTAGAATGTTTTATATTGATGTTGGTAATATGCCGCGTGGTAAAGCAGAACAATATATGAAAGATATCATGTCAAGATATCGCAATAAACTTGTATATGATGCAGCCACTGGTCAGATTAGAGATGATCGTAAACATCAAGCAATGATCGAAGATTTTTGGTTACCTCGTCGTGAAGGCGGTAGAGGTACTGAAATTTCTACATTGCCGGGTGGTCAGAACTTAGGCGAAATTGAAGATATCGTTTACTTTCAAAAGAGAATGTTCAGATCTTTGAATGTTCCTATTAATCGGTTGGAACAAGAAGCTCAGTTTAGTCTTGGTAGATCAACTGAAATTTCTAGAGATGAACTTAAATTTCAAAAGTTTATCGATAGACTACGTCGCAGATTTTCAAGTTTATTCTATGATATTTTAAGAAAGCAATTAATTCTTAAAGGAATTATCACTGAAGAAGATTGGAATATGATGAAGAATGATATTGTTGTGGATTATATTCGCGACAATCATTTCACGGAATTAAGAGATGCTGAAATTCTTAGAGAAAAACTACAAACTATGGATCAAATTACTAATTATGTAGGTGAGTATTTCTCGAAAGAATGGGTTCAGAAAAACGTATTGCAGTTTAGTGATGAAGACATTGTATCGATGAACAAAGAAATTCAAGGCGCAGCTGCAGATCAAAATCAAGAAGAACCACAAGAAGAAGAAATTTAAGGAGATAAATTATGAGTGATGAAGCCCAAACGGTTGAAGCAGAAGCAAATCCAATTAGTGATATGATACAACATGCTTTAGATCAAGACTTCAATAAAGCAAATGAAGTATTTGGTGAATTGTTGACTGTCAAATTAGGGGATGTTTTAGATCAAGAGAAAGCAAGAATGGCTGATGTGATTTATAATAATGCTGGATCAGAAGAGAACGAAGAAGAGCCGGAAGAGGATGCTGATGAAGAGCAACTCGATCTCGACCTTGATGACCCAAACGCTGATGAAGGAGATGATGAAGAATTTGATGAAGAAGATTCTGAAGAGGACACATCTGATGATGAGGAAGAGGTTATAGATCAAGAGGAAGAAGAAGTAGAAGTATAAATTTTTATAAATATAACTAATATGAAAAAAACTTTTATCCAAATGCGCGAAGGAATGAGAAAAGGCATGCCGCCTGGAGATCATGTATTTGATAAGAAGGTGGGCCGGACTGAAGTCATGGTGCATAAGGAAAAGGGTAAGTTTGTAACCTATATTGATAGGGAAAAACTTGATTCATATAATAGTCTATCTGCGGCAAAAACCGCAGGTTTAGCATATGCAAAGCAGGCAAAACAATGAAATTAATAGCTGAATATACTGAAGAACAATTAGAAGTTCTTTCTGAAGAGAGAAATGGTAAAAAACAATACGCCATTGAAGGTGTATTCATGTCTGCAGAGCAGAAAAATCGTAACGGTCGCATATATCCAAAGAGTATTCTAGAATCTGCGGTCAGCAAATATAATGTTGATCAGGTTCAAAAGGGGCGAGCAGTTGGTGAATTAAATCACCCTGAAGGTCCGACCGTTAATTTAGATAAGGTTTCCCACAAAATTGAGTCTTTAACTTGGACTGGTAACGATGTTGTGGGTAAGGCAACCATTTTGGAAACTCCTATGGGTCAGATTGTACAAGGTCTGCTTGATGGTGGTGTCAAACTGGGTGTTTCGACTCGTGGTATGGGGAGTTTGCAACGCGGTAATGACGCAATGATCGTCAAAGACGATTTTCTACTTAACGCAGTAGACATTGTTCAAGATCCATCTGCACCTAGCGCTTTTGTTAATGGGGTTATGGAAGGTGTTGAGTGGGTATGGAATAACGGCATAATCGAAGCGCAGACTATTGAAAAAATGGAGACAGAAATTAAGAAGGCTCCACGTGCTGATCTTTATGAGACACAGGTTCGTGAATTCAAGAATTTCCTCTCGTTGCTCAAAAATAAATTGTAAATAGGAGTCAATGATGACTGATGATCAGATGATCGAAGATCAAAATGATGGACTTCATGATGACGAGGGAGAAGTCATGGAGGCCTCTGCTCCCACAGCACACGCTGTGAGTGGTGGCAAACACGATCCTAAAAACGCTGAAGCACAATCTGTAGCGTCTGTTGATAAAGCAGGTGATGCAACTAGTGCGTCCAAAAAGCGCAAGGGTGATGCAAGTAAACAAGAACCGATGGGTAAAGTGCCTGGTACAAAAGCTGGTATGATGAATGCCGCTTATAACCATATGTCAGGTATGAACAAAGAGGATCTTAAAGTTGCTCTTGGTAAGCTAATGGCTGAAAGCGTAGTAGAGGAAGGCGAGGCTATTGAAACTGAAGAGATTCAATACCAAGCAGATTTCTCAGACGACTTAAACGCATTAATTAATAACGAAGCTACTCTTTCCGAAGAGTTCAAAGGAAAAGCTGAAGTTATTTTTGAAGCTGCAATTAAGTCAAAGTTGGCAGAAGAAATTAATCGCTTAGAGGAAAAGTTTAACGAAGAACTCGACGCAGAAATTTCTGCTACCAAAAATGATCTTGTAGAGAAAGTAGACAGCTATCTTAACTACGTAGTTGAAAACTGGATGGAAGATAATAAATTAGCCGTCCAAACCGGGCTTCGTACGGAAATTGCTGAGAACTTTATGAACAGCCTTAAAGACCTGTTCACTGAGTCTTACATTACCGTGCCGGAAGAAAAAGCCGACCTGGTTGACGAACTCGCAGAAACAGTTGATGAACTTGAGACTCGTCTCAATGAAACAACTGGGAAAGCAATCTCAATGGCTGAGGAACTAGAGATTTATAAGCGTGATGCTATTATAGCAGAAGCTGCTAAAGGTCTTGCTGATACTCAAGCCGAAAAACTTAAGACTCTTGTTGAGGATGTTGATTTTGAAAACGAAGAAGCTTTTGCTACAAAAGTTGCTACCGTTAAAACATCATATTTCAATAAGAAGTCAGCAACTGTTACTGAAGCTGCAGATTTTGAGTCAGAGACTGACGACGGTGATACCGTTGAAGTAACTGGTTCTATGGCTCAGTATCTTACTGCACTTAAAACCACTGGTAAAAAATAATAGGAGTCCAGAGAAATGCAAAATGTAGTTTCTTACGATAACTTGATCGAAAAGTGGGCCCCGGTTCTGAATGAAGAGTCTGCGGGTACTATTGCCGATCATCACAGAAAAGCAGTGACAGCTGCTGTTCTAGAAAACCAAGAAGTAGCTCTTAGAGAGCAATCTCTTATGGAAGCACCGGGCAACGCCGCTGGTGCGGGTACTGCCGCAACTGGTAACGCCGACAACTGGAATCCGATCTTGATCGCTCTAGTACGTCGAGCAATGCCAAACTTGATGGCATACGATATTTGTGGTGTCCAGCCAATGACTGGTCCTACAGGTCTTATCTTCGCAATGAAGTCGAAGTATAAGTCAACTAAAGCTGGTCAGGCTTCCGGATCTGAAGCGTTATTTAACGAAGCAGCTCCTGGATTCTCAGGCGACTCATCAACTGCTGGCACAAACGCAGCAAACGAAGGTTCTGGACTTTCTGGTCTAACTGACACAGATAACGACAGCACTATTGCTGACTCTGCTGCTGATCCGCTAGCAAACATTGCTGCAATGACTACCTCCATCGCTGAATCTCTTGGCGAGTCTGGTGCTCAAAGCTTTGCAGAAATGGGCTTCAGCATTGAGAAAGCAACTGTGACTGCGAAGTCAAGAGCGCTCAAAGCAGAATACAGCTTAGAATTAGCACAAGACTTGAAAGCAATTCATGGTCTTGACGCTGAAACTGAGTTGGCCAACATTCTCTCAACTGAGATCTTGGCTGAAATCAACCGTGAAGTTATCCGAACTCTTAACTCTCAAGCTAAGGTCGGTGCACTTCAAACAAACACTGCTATCAATGGTATCTTCAACGTACAGACAGATGCTGATGGCCGTTGGTCGGTTGAGAAGTTCAAAGGACTTATCATGCACGTAGAGCGTGAAGCTAACGTAATTGCAAAAGAGACCAGACGTGGTAAAGGTAACTTTATGATCTGTTCTTCTGATGTAGCTTCTTCACTT